TAAATTAGATGCGTTAGCTAATGCAACTGTAGGTACCCCACTAGTTGCACCAGTTATATGTAAAACCTGTCCGTTAAGTATTGTTGTTGGTAAATCATTATAAATCCTAATTAAACTTTCTTGACCCAAGTTAACCGTAACATCATTTTGATTTGTTATTGGTTTATATGATAACGCATTTTCATTTGAATCAAAATATAATGTTCCACCAGTTGCGGTAACACCTGAAGGTGACGTACTAAAATCTATCTGATTAAGATTTTTTAATATGTCATCCCTAGTTATCTGCTTGGAACTACCCGTTGGGTCATCTGTTGTGTCGCTAACGTCAACAACATAAAATAAATCTTGACCTGTAACAGCGGTCAATACGGGTAATTGAGGTAATTTTTCGTTAGCCATTTAATAAAGTCTATATAGTTTTATTTATATTTACTAATAAATATAACGTTTGAACTGTTTTTCGTTTTATTAAATGAAATAAAAAAGGGAACACTATTATATGTTCCCGTTCTTTTCTAACTCTTCAATATGATGTTGTAGATACCACATGGCCTTTCGTAAATCCTGTAGTTCCTTATCAGATTCTTTTTTACCTGCTCTTGAGATATACTTTACAGTGTTACCCAGACTAAATCCTAGTTCCCAAGCATCAATAACTTTGATAGCCTCGTATTCATTATTTTTACCAAACTGATAATGGTCAGGATGGTCAACCATTTCTTTTTCTTCAGACATTTTAATATTTTATTAATTCGGGTTTATATTTTTTTTAATAATTTTCCTCCATAATGTTGAGGGTGATTTACATGTTCTTTATTTTCCATTTAAATTAAATTTAATTTCTTCTGTTGGTATGTTATTAGGATTTTTAACCATTGTTTCAGAATCCATTTCATAATTTTCATCATTTTTATATTCATCCAACAATTCATCATTTGTTAAGATTCCATTGTATTCACCTTTAAGATTATTAACATCAAGTTTATAATCCATAATCTTTTTCATGTCAGAAATAATTTCAGCATTACTAATGGATTTATCAATTTGGTAAATAATTTTATAAGGGTCAGCATTTGATGCTGGTCTTCTATCCTCTAAATAACCCATCCAATTTTCTGCAGTTGATTTTGGCACTCTAATTGACGCACCTCTATCAGAAACACCCCAACTAAATTTATCAATTGATTGTGTTTCATATTTACCTGTTAATCTTAATTCATTTGATGAACCATAATCTTTAATATGTTCCAAATGTCTTGATTCAAAACTTGAAAAGATTGCTTTGAAGTACTGTTCTCTTTCCCAAAGTGTCATGTAGTCTTCTCCTGTCCTCATTTTCTCTGTTGAGAAATTGGTGTGTAACCCAGAACCATTCCATTCTCCGTATTGGAGTGGTTTTGGGTGTAATGTGATTGAATATCCGTATTCTTCAGAAATCTTATGTAAAAAGTATCTTGACATCCATAAATCATCCCCTGACTTTAATTTACCTTTTGAGAAAACTTGATATTCCCATTGACCAAGTGCAACTTCGGCATTTGTTCCTGTAATATCAATACCATATTCCAAACACATATCTGTATGTTTTTCAACAAAATCTCTTCCAACAACATTACTACCAACACCGCAGTAATATTTACCTTGTGGTTCTACAAATTTTCTATCATGCCCCAAAATTCCCTCACCAAATCCACTTTGAATAAAATATTCTTGTTCAAATCCAAACCACAAATCCTCCTGTTCTTCATTTAATAAACTTCTTGTATTAGATTCGTGTGGCGTTCCGTCAGGATTTAATACTTCACAAAGTACATAAACTGTTGATAAAGTATCCTTAATATAAAATCTAACAGGTTTTAACAAACAATCAGAATCACCTGTTTCAGCTTGTTTAGTTGATGACCCATCAAAATTCCACATAGGGAATTTACCTGTTAAAAACGCTTCACTTACTTCATTATAATCAACAATTTTAACTTTACTTCTTAAATTTGGTTCAGGTGTATACCCGTCAAGCCAAACATATTCCAATTTTACTTTCATTTGTTATTAATTATATAAATTATTATTTCATTCTCACTTAAACCATTTTTATACATGTCATAAACATTTTTAGAAAAATCATCAGTTAAAAATATAGCATCAGGTTTACCTAAATAATCCATAATGTTTTCAATATTGTTAATTATATTTTCTTTGTTTAAGATTCGTTTGTTAAAACTCATTATGATAATGTTTTGGTTTCTATTTTACTAACCTTTTGTTGATTGACATACGCTAATATCTTTCTTTTGAAGATTGGTAATAATGTTTCTTTTAATGGGAACACACTAGTACAGTTCACTTCAAAAATGGGATAGATACTTTCATCGTCTTTCTCATAAGTTTTAGAAAACTTAGAAATAATTTCTTCAATAGTCAAGTCACTCTTGTCACCTTTGAAGATTTCTTTTAAATGGGTTCTAGTTTGATTTTGTACTTTATACACTTTTTTAGTGGTGTACTTCCAAACGTATAAAGTACCTTCATTGTTATAATAAAAAAATCCTGATTTAGATTTTAAATTTCTTTTATTTTTTTTCACTTTTAGGTCTATTGAATCATAAACAACAGTCCATAATGATTTCGCAAAATTAAAGTAATCATATAACTGTGGTTGTGAATTTCTTAAAATCTTTCTATATTCAGGCACTTCTTCGGTAGCTAATACAGGAATATCTTTTACTTTCAAATCAGACATCAATAATTCATCATCATTTGTTGTGAATTTCTTTTCAGTATAAAGAATTTTATTGGTATTAATTAGAGTTTGAATATTACCTAAATGTAATGATAACTCAATAAACATAGGATATATTTTCATCTCCTCAAGATGTTTATTTAACTTTTGAAAATAATCCAAAAGCACGTATTGTTTCTGTTCGGCATCAATTACTCCATTGAATATCCAATCAGTGTCCATAATAAAATTAACGTGTTTATTTCCCTTTTTAGTTGACATAATACAATTATAAACAAATTCCACTAAATTGGGTAGTCTATTCTATTCTCATGATATAATATTGATTATCGTCAACATACTCACTGTCATATGTACCGTCATAACCGTTCATATCACCATAATCACCATTACGTTTAAGTTCTTCTATAACACAGTCCATATCAACATAATATTTAATATCAAGACCACGGTCTTTAAGATAATCTATAGGGTTTCTTCTAACCCACTCAACATTGTCATCAACTTTTGATTGTATCATATCTTCGGTTGGCTCTGTGTCAGGTTCAATTGAATCTAACTCATCTTGAGCTTTGTCTTTCTTTTCTTCAGCGTCATCAATTAATTGTTGTATTTCATCCCATACCTTTGAAAATTCTTCAGGTTCGTCAATTTCATCATCTAATCTATTTTGTTTATCTTCCAAATCACTAATATAATCTTCAAGTTCACTAATATAATTTTCTAAATCCTCTTGTCTTTTTTCTTGTTCGTCTGTCAATTCAAAATCACTATCCTTAAAAAAAGATTCGGGATTTTGACTAATATCTTCATAATATTCCTCTTCAGCATAACTAACCACACTATCCTCATCTATACAACTCTCAGTAACCCAAGCATTAAGACCACCTAAACCAACATCATCAATATAAGATTTCCAATAATCGTCATATGAACTTTCCATTTCATTTTCAGTACCGACAGTATAAACAACGAAATTATTACGAGTTCTTAATGGTATTATGGTATAAGAGTTTAAATCATAATGTCCGCCATATTCATGTATTGTATTATAAACATCGTAATTTCTTTCTTCAAGACCTTCAATATCCCCTTCTATCTCAATTAATTTATCATATAATTCGCTTTCCTCATCTGGGTCCTCAGTTTCATTGTATTCTTTTTCTATTCTAGCATATCGTTTTTTAAGTTCAATTAATTCGTCTTTTTCATTATCATCTAAAATATCTATATCACCAATATCAACTAAGTGAATAAATAAAGCATTAACTTTATTTGCTTCATCACTTTTACCAACTTCCCATTCTTTATTTTCTTTCCTTTCTTGATTTTCACTTAACCATTTTTCATCTTGTGCACGAAGACGTTTTATTTCTCTAGGTGTATTACTATCCAAAATATATCCTTTTACAAGGTTATCGGGTAAACTACTAATATTAGTGTTACTAATAGATAAATTACCATCAATGTATGCGACGTTACCTAATGTAGTGATTGGTTTATTACTAACATCTAAACTCCCCGTAATATATAATGGTTTACCTCCAAACTTTTTAATTCGTGTAAATCCTGGACTATTATCAGATAATTTTAATAACTGAAGATATTCTTCGGGTGAAATACGATATACATCATCCGATTCACCTTGTTCTAATAACATCATAAGTGATTTGCGTAACTTGGCATAATTAACATTTTGTTTCATACTTATAAATATTAAAAAGAAAAATAAAACAGTTATTTTATTTACATATTACACCTCATTTAGATATTTATAAATGTATACAAACAAATAAACGTTTAAAAAAAATTAAAAATGGGATGTGGATGCAAAAATAAAGGTAACCAAGCACAACCAACTCAACAAAGTGCTGCACCTCAAGCACAACCAACAAATAACACTTCTATTCAGGAGTCAATTAAAAAGGTTGTAGAGAAATATTACACTAAGAAAAAATAATTCTTAGTCTCTAGAAAGGTAAAGGAGGACATTATGTGTTCTCCTTTTTTTATTTAACTATTTAACGTTTTAAAAATTTTGGTTATCAATTGGTATAAAAAAACAACATGAGATATATTAATGTAAATTCAAACAGAGGTCTTGTTAATAAAATGGCCGATTTTATTTTAAATAAACTAACCCCCGATTTTGATTCTGTAATTGAAGTAACCGATTGTGGTAAATTCTTTGTGATTAATGGTATGACAAACTCAAAAGAGATTTTAGATATGTCTAAAATACAAGACCAATTCACTGAAGAAAATAAAGATTTATTATCTAAATTTGGTTATGAACACATTAACGTTATTGACCTTATAATGTATGATGTTGAATTAGAAAAGAAGACTGACTATTATTTCACATTCTATAACACAAATAGACCTTCCTATTCAAAAAAACTTCAGGACTTCATTGAAACAACTAATTTATATTTTTGGTCCGTTTCAGAAACTGACACCCTAAATGTTGAAGTTGATTACTCAGAATCAAACACATTAAACTTAACTAAGTTCACATATTCCCCACTAACAGTTACATCTGAATTTCCGTATGGTCATAGTTTAAATATGGGTAGACTACATTACTACTATTCGGAGTATGTATGTAACCATATATTTAACATAATACTATCAAATAAAATTGACTTTAAGATATCAACCAAACTAAACGATGATGAGGATTTTAATATTCAAATAATTTCTGATTCAACCCATTATTCTATGGAAACAATAAAATCGTTAGTGTTAGATGTATTTGATTTTAATCTTGATAGTTTTAAATATTTAATTTCAAGATATGATTTTAAAGATGATTTGGAAAAACCATTTGAAGTAAAACCTTGGTTAATAAGAGATAGGATTGAAGATTTAATTATTATTTAAAAAACAAACCCCCAATAAAGGGGGTTTTTTATTACAAGAAATGTTCTTTAATTATTTCAACACCTTCTTCAATCTCATCAAAATCTCTACCAGGTGCGAATAGTAATGAGTTAGGAACCTCATTTGGCGATTCAACAATCATAAAGGCCGGAACATAATCATTTTCAGTTATTTCAACAAACAAATCATATTCATCTTTATGTTCATCAATATCTCGTTCATAGAACTCCAATTTATTTTCTTTAAGTTGACCCTTAAATATTTCACAGAAAGGACATCCTTTCATGGTGAAAACAATTAATACTTTATCCATTAACCAAAACTTTAGTCATTTGTTTAAGTTGTTCTTCTCCAATAACACCTATTTTAGTGTCAACAACTTTACCGTTATTAAAAACTTTAACCGTTGGTACACTTCTAATCCCTAATGAAATCGCCATATCTCTATTAGTATCCACATCCATTGTGTACATTTGAACTTCTGTGGTATTTTCAGATGATACTTT